CGTACTGGGCCTCCACGGCTTGGGGCAGACTGGACAGGGCCTTCTGACGAGCCTCTGTTATCTGCTTCGTGGAGGCGTCCTCAGCTTCCTGAGCCTTACCCTCCATATACCCCGCGCCCGCGCCGCCCGCGATGGTGGCCAGATGCTGAGACCACGAGGGGGCAACGTAGTGACCGCTCACCATCTGACCCTCAGGCGTAGCGGCACTAGCCTGCTTACGCAGGGCGTCGGCTAACAGACGCTGACGCTTAGCACTGGTCACGCCATAGTCGGCGGGAGCGACAGTGCCTAGCTCGGCTTGAGGATCAAACATCGGCATATGGCCCCCTTACTGACCTTGGAGGTATCCGTAGCCAGCCGCGCTAGCAGCTGGAGCAAGTTGAGCGGCGAAGGACGGGGGCACGTAAATGTCCCCAGCCATGGTGCCCTGAGGCTTCTGCTGGGCCCCCTGGCGGAGCATCCCGGACATCATCTTGGCCCGCGCCGCAGCGTTGGGGTCAGGAGCAGCCATGCCGCCGACCGTACCGGGAGGGGCCGCAGCTTGTCCAGCGGGGTTACTGATATCTCCTAGATCGAACATGTCACCACCTCGTTTCTGAGTTGACGTCCCGCCGCCATTCCGCGAGGATGTCGGCAACCTTTACATACTGCTCGCGGGGCAAGCCGTGGATGCGAGCATCGTTGTCCCGTAAGTAAGCTGTACAGTCCCAGCAATCCCGCGAGGTCAGCTCTCTGCTGTAGTACTCAGGGACTAGATCGGGGCACTTCGCCTTGACGAAGTTCTCCACCTGCTTCCGCGTCCAGGTGTGGATGGGGAACTTGTACGTTATGAGCCCGTCCACGAATCCATCCCGAATAGGCGACTTGATGATATCGTCGTCGCGCTGGCCGCGATAGACGATGGTGGCCCCCATGCGGGCCATCGTATCCGCCATGGGCCACCAGTAGCCCCTAGCGCAGCACTCGAAGGCGCTCTGGTACTTCACCGGCGTGTCCTCGATCATATTACCCAAGGTGGTGAATCGCATGGGCAGTACGTCCACAGGCTGGCCAAACTGGGCCAGATCGCGGTCGCTCTTGATGGTCATGAACGGGATATGGGGGTGCCTATCGGCCACCTGCTTGAGGTACTCGTCGCGCTCAGGGTAGGAGCCGTCAGTGCTGACCGTGACCACGTGAAGGCCGCGCTCGTTCTTGAGCAACTCCAGGCAAGCCAGAGAGTCCATACCGCCGGAGAATTGAAGTACTTTCATAGGAACACCATTGCGGCCGTACCGGCCAAAGAGGCTATGCCTGACATCGTGCTGGACTTACCTGCGTTCTTAGCATTGACCGCGTTGACCTCGGCCCCGTATTTGTCCTTGGTAGCCCCGGAGTAGTCCACCCCCTGTTGCTCGGTGGCTCCCATGAAGTTACCGAAGGCAGGGCCACCGCCCTGAGGAACGCTGCTGAGGGCAGTCAGTTCATCGATGGACTGATTTCGCAGGTCCATACGCTCGCCCAGCCCAGCAGCCCTAGCAGCCGCATCCCGGTCGATGTCCGCGCCTTGCTCACCGAACTGCTGACCGCGGAGGCCCATAGCAAACTTCTCGGCGTCACTACGCTGGTTGTAGTTCTGACCGCTTTGGGCCAGACCCCGATTGAAGGCGTTGCCGTACTCCTGCTGCCCGGCTAGAAGCGACTTGAGCTGCGCATCCGTATCGGCTTGTCCCTGACGTAGCATAGCCCTCTGGAACGCAGGGGAGTCTTCGGTGAGTCCTTGGCTCTTGAGTCGCTGCACTTCGGAGTCGTAGGCCATTTTCCTTTGGGGCGCAAGAAGACCATAGGTGGCGTCCTGAATCTCTTTGGAATTCCCGGTGGGGTCCATACCGAACATGCCGGCCCCCGCCTTCAGCCCCTCGGCGTCCACGCCCTGGAGCTTACTGTAGTCGTAGTCACCCACCTCTCGCAGACCTTCCGTGGTCAGCGGGCTACTGAGGGCGTCCGTGGCTCGGCCTTGCGCCCCGGAGATCAGAGCGTTGCTCGCGTCGAGCTGGCCCTGGGAGGTTTCCCCCAGGGCCTGAGTCTGTACGGGACGGCCATCCGGGCCGGTGGTCCAGGTGGAGGTATTACCGTATATGTCGACCTGGTTAGGCCGGTTCGCAAGCGTGCTAGCCTCAGCCGCTTCCTTGTTAGAAGCGGCTGTCTTCTCCGCAGCGGCTGTGTAGTCAGGCGCTGGCGGTGGCTTCGACTTTTTGCCCATGGCTTCTCCTGTGGAGGTAGCGGCACTCCCCACGCGACATGGTCATTACGACCAGCGCGCCATCGGGGTGGGCACCATCAAGAACTGAATCAACCTTAAACCCAATATGACTATTGAACCGTAGAGCCTGATCATTTGCTGAAGGCACCAGACCAATAAGCATACGAACTTTACACACCTCAAAAGGATAGTGGAATACAGCATGGAGCATTTCCTTGGTGAGCCAATTGCCCTCCCCGGCTGAATGCATCATTATACTCGCACCGTTGAAATGATCGTACCCGACCACCCCCATGAGCTTGTCGTTCAGGAAGTTGCCTATACATCGCAGATGGGGCGTACCCACGTATCCAATCTTGGCTTCTAGCCACTTGGACATGATGAGTTGGCCCTCGGTGATGATCATAGGATGCCCCACCCACCCACGATGGAGTAGTCCGTGGACACCCACAGGACCTCCCCCTCAGTACGCATAACCATAAGCAGCGAGGCGGCTACACCCATACCCTCAGACTGTACCCACCTCTTCTGTACAGCATCCCCACCGCCCCAGGAGGCCATGTTCCACTTGCCCACGCCCCATAGGGAGTTAGTATTGAGCGGGAGGGGGCCGGGCACCGTAACCCCCTCAGCCTTGAAGTCGTACCGTACAGTGGAGTTGAACGAGGCTGGGCTAGTCACCACGAACACGGGCCGGTACATGCCGACCTGCTTGTTAACCGCAGGGGCTCCCATATAGGAGTAGGCCTGCTGGACCCGGCTGACGATGCCCGTGCCTCCGGTGCCATCCAGCTTAACGTTATCCGCGTGGCCAGTCCAGCCCTGGAACACCTTACCAGCGTGGTCCCCGAACATCGGGGTGGAGCCGAAGAAGCCCCAGCAGGCTGCGTCCATGCCGGTGAACTGGGTCCAAGCGTTAGTGATCTGATTGGCCGCGATCTGGATGCTGCCCGACTGCGTCACCGAGGGCACGTTCAACAGCAGCAGATTGTCCTTCGGATAGTACTTGAGATCCCACCCGAACGCCTGGGAGTAGGTGGAGACCAGCTCCGAGATAAGAAACTGAATCTTGTCCGTCTTGACCATACGAGCTTGGTCCGTAACCTTGGTAGAGGTTAAGACAGCGCTCATCGAGACTATACCCTGCTGGGTAAGAATGAACTGGTCCCCGCCCGCCTTGGTGAAAGCCCTACGGCCTGAGACCGGAGCCCCGATGTAGTACACGCCAGTAAGTGCCCACTTCTGGTCGTCCGTTGGGTCCGTACCCTCGTACACCACTGCCTCGCCTCTGGAGGATACCGCGATGAGGTGGTCCGTCGCCCCCGAGCCGTCATCTAGGGTCCACGTGGTGAGGAACTGTAAAAACCCGCCTCTACTGAACAACGGACCAAAATCATACTTCTGGAAGGTGCCTTGGATAGCGTCGGGGTCAAGGAACCAACCATTAGCTGTGTTCTTCTCCACCACCCAGAGCCTGTGCTGGTGGACGGTGGGGCATAAGGCGTTCTTGGGGCTGATACCGGCCCAAGTGAGCGGATCGGTGCCGTTGCCGAAGGTGATTCGTCCCCCCACAGTATTGTAGATGATACCGTCGTCTATGCCGTTCAGAGCGATGAGGTGACTCCCCGCCGCGTTCACGAGGTTGACCCACTCCCAGACCGCGTTAGTGAGGCCCGTAATGGGGGTGATTACGGCGGGGCCAGGGGCGGTTATGTCGTACACCGCCGTACCGGACCAGGCGAACAGCTTCTGAGTCCCGGTACGATCAGCCCAGGGGGCTATCGTGTCAACACTGGAGGGCATGCCGCTAGACCACTCCCGGTAGCCCTTCCTCACGGTACAGCCGTAGGGCTGGGGCCACCAGTTCTCCATGACCACTGCGTCGCTATCAGGCATAGCCACAAGCGAGTCCTTAGCGTTGAGGCCCCCGATAGGAGCAGCTACGCTAGCTGGCTTATTGCTCGCGTCGAGCGCGACAGGCAGGAAGGGTATCATCTGCCCACATCCCAAGAACCGTCAGGAACCGACCAGGGGCCGAGGTACTCACTGGTATGGCGGGGGGCCAGGGAGAGAATCTTGGCGCCCACGTCCTTGCCGGTAAGCGAGGTGAAGATACGCATGAAGTCCCCCTGGACACCCCCGGTGGGGAAGCCCTTGAGCTCGTAGAACTTCAGCTTGATGAATTTGATCATGAGCCAGGGGTTGAACAGCACGATGTCCGAGTCCTGGTTCACCATGTCTTTGACCTGAGAGGAGTTGGTCTTGACCCAGTACTTAACGATGTACTCCATCGACATGGTCTGATCCGAGGAGCCGGGCACTGGCCACAACTTGAACTTACCATCCGCGACACGGAAGCGTTGACGGGGGAGTGCGGCGACCAGCGACCCCTTCAGCCAAGCCCATTCCTGAGGCGATTTGGGGCCCAAGAGGGGCCAGCGATTCGTTTGATCCCACTGCGTTTGGTCGCGGAAGTAGGACCAGTCGTCAGGTAGGGGGTAGTCCCCCTGACCCTCTACGGTATTCCAGACCCACTCCTTAGAGAACTGGGCCCAGGGGTAGTACACCACCAGCTCGTTGCCGGCGGCGTTCATCAGTGACAGTAACTGGACCGACTGTATGTCTTCAATGCCCACAATCGTGGCAGGCCGGGACAGCCCAAGCTCTCCGGCGACTTGTTTCAGAATATCTACAGCGGTCCAGTATTCAGCCATGGGTTACCCCTTGACGGGTGTTGCCGCCTTAGCAGCCTGGTTCGCCTTGTCGCGGGCCACCAGTGCCGCTACCGTTTCCTGAAGCTGACTGATCTCGTCGTCACGCTTCTTGAGTTCCGCCTCCATCTTCATCAGCGGAGCGTTCTCCTTGGCCAGGTTCAGGTACTGAGCCGCCCGCTGCTTGATGGCGTGGTGGCCCATGAACTTCTGACTGACCTGGTCGGCCATACCCACCAACTGTTCGACGGTGTGGCACCCTACCGCGTTGAACTCCGCGATCTGAGCGATGCCCAGCCAGGGCAGTTGGTTGAGAGGTGTTCCGCTGATTTCCTGCGACTTGCCCTGCTTGTAGCGGGCCCAGTGGGTGGGGAACCGCGACTGGTACTCATAGTCAGCCACTCCGACGAAGCTGTCGCGAGAGCCGGGGGTGACGATCTTGACGAGGTCAACCTCGTCGAAGATGGGCCTTCCAGCCTCAATGGACTTGAGTTCATTCTTCTGGACATCCCTGTAGAAAACAACGAACAGCTTGCGGTCAGCCTCAGCCTGCTGGGCCTCTTCAAAGTTCATTGCGAAATCGATGGTATCGGTGGACATTTCTGTTCCTGGGTTAAATGCCGATGGTCGGCACGTACTCAACAATGAACCGGATGTTATCCAGTTCGACGTCATCAGCGCCTCCAGTGATCTTGGAGACCCGAATATCGTACACGTGGTCCAGCGTATCCTCGCCGCTGTTACCCACGCTGTAAGCTGCTTGGACCCGGTTGCCTATGCCTTGGCCGCTGACCGTGATACCGCCGGGGATGTCCACCCCATCGCGGAACAGGGAGAAGACCATCTCATCCCCGGCAGGGGCGGCGACGTCAGCGTAGAAGGAGACACGGTTCACCGTCGAAGGAAGCCCAGCAGCCAGTCGCGTAATCGAGCCAGCTGCAAGTAGCACAGAATAGTCATCCGTCG